CAATCGAACCGGTACAAGCCTTGCCGAGTGCATTGCTCCAGAGTTGATTGCTGGCCTCGCCAGGGCAATACAGGGTGATCGTAGGCTGTACTCTCTTCTGGACCAGCATGCTGACAGCCATCCCGTGTTGACCGGAGTTGGCGGCGGCGGCCTGTGTGAACGTGGCAATACAGGTACTTGGGCCGTTATTCGCACGGACTGGCAAACGGTTCGCGAAAGACTTTTCGTAGTAGCGCTGACACAACATCAGTTCTTGCGCATCTGGACGGTATTCGAACGGCGTGGAAACCGGTCCTTCTTCCAACTGGATTCTCGCCAGGTCAACCGTTTGCACCACGTTCAGTGGAAGATCGAAAGCCAGTCTCAGGCAATCATTGGTACCAAGCATTTTTCCGGCAATGACGGGAACTTGAAACGTGGCCGTATATCTGGCCCAGGCTGTGGTCAACTGAAAAACCTCAATCGCTTTCACCACCGGCTCCGAGCCCGTCGTTCCAAAGTACTGGGTTATGAATACCTTTAGCGGCCGCGTAGCATCGGAGCGCGCCCAAAAGGTCACGGTGGCGGTTTTACCGGCCAGTGTTCTGACCGACTCGATATATTGAGAAATTTTGTGTTCAGTGGAACCGACACCGGCTGTTGTCTGCTGCCAACGTAAAAAACAAGCGGGCTCGCCCGACACTTCGGATTGGCCTGGCGCGAAATCCTGCCGAGAAATATTCACCGCAGCATTGCCGTTCCAGTCACAACGGAAACGATCAGCCACGTAGCCGCCGACATTCGGTGCCTGATTTGTTGTCCCGCGCTGCCAGATATCAAATCCGCCATTGATCAGCAGATTCCTGCGGTAAACCTGCACCGGAAACTGTTGCATCGGATCTGGCTTGGACAGTTGCCGAATCGCTTGAGCCAATTGATCTGTCTGCTGTTCGTCCGGGCTCAGCCCCGCTGCGGTAATCGCGCTGAGTATTTCCTGCGTAACGCTGTTGCCCCAACTCGCTGGAATCAGCGAGCCGGGTGTACCGGCGACGGCGTCCTCGTCAACGAACTTGCCGTTGACCAGGCCCGCGCCGGGAACGCTTTTCGGGTAGTCCACGATTGATTCCTTATAAAGTCAGAGCGCCGAGCCAGTCAGGCTCAACCGGGCGCGAATGCGCATCCGGAAACTCAGGCTGATCGGGCCAGTCGCGCAGCGCCTGGCGATAGGCAAGCAGTTGCTTGAACTCCTCGGCGTGCAGGGTTGTGCCCTCGCCGGTCTCCAGTTCTTCGGCATCACGCAAAACCAGCCATTGGGTGCTCTGAAGCACCTGGTTGCGCCAGGCGCGCTCCCGGTTGGCGAGGGCGATTGGAGAGATAAGCGGATCGATCAGCACAGGCTGGCCAGTGGCGCTCGCGCTGATGCGTTTACCGGCTGCCTGCCCGGCAAACAGCTCGGCATATTGCGCCTGGGTAATTTCCACCGCGCCCTCAGGCACTTCGGTCAGCGAACCTTCGACCCGGTCGAAACCGAGGGTTTGGGCATAAAAATAAATAGCCATGCTCAATATCCCCAAACCAGTATGCGACCCGAGATACCCGGCTCAGGCTTTACACTGCCTGCCAGCACGTTTCGAACCCGAGCGGCGGCTGTAGATGTCGTTGAGTTAGCACCATCAAATGACCAGACCGTCACATTGGCATTGCTCCAACCTGCCGGATAACCTTCGTTGGCCATACCTCCGATGACAGCATTAGGAAACCTGACCGGCAACGAAACCGACATATTGCCATTAGCGTCGGATCCTCCTGTCACCCACTGCACGATCAAACCGCTCGGAAATTTTTGATATCCCGAGGTGGCGAACTGTGCGGCGTAATTGGCGGAATACTTCAGCGCGGCCGAGCCATACACCACCCACACCCCCGACTCCCTGACAAAATTCGCGCTCTCACCACTGTTCATTACAATCGACGCCAGATACGCCCCTTGAGGGCTAATCTGCGTACCTGTTTTACTCGCTACCGTTACCGCCGCACTGTTGCGGCAATGCAAGCTGATGGTGGCGCCACTCGGTACCGCAGCGGCATCCGGAAGCGTCACGGTGTAGGCGGCATTGCCGCCCAGTCCGATCGAGCAGCCGACATCCGCCGCCGTCAATTGCGCAGCACCCGCAATGCCTCGCGCGCTGGCGTAGCTGCCCAGTGCTCGCTGCACGAATTCGGTGGTTGCCACCGACCGACCACTGTCAAACTGCGTAGCGGTGGTGAACAGCGCCGCGCTGCGCAACGCTGCCAACAATTGATTATTGGATGCCTCGCTGGGTGTCATTCCCGCCGCCTGGACGACATTGAGGATTTCCTGCGTCACACCATTGCCCCATGCCGCCGGGATCAGCGAGCCGGGTGTAGCGGCAACTACGTCTTCATCAACGAATTGGCCATTGACCAACCCGACACTGGGCACACTTTTGGGATAGTCCAATGTTCATCTCCTTGATTGAAATTGTGCGACGACTCAATCGATCGAATGAGCCAGCCACTGCGGCACTGCCGGCCGGGAATCCATCGCCGGAAAGCCTGGCGAGCCGGGCCAGTCACGCAGCGCCTGGCGGTATTCAAGCAGTTGCAGATATTGCGCGGCCTGGAGGTGAGTGCCGCGTCCCAGCGCCTGCTCGTCACGATGGCGAGTGACCAGCCATTCGGTCGCCGCCAGCGACGCCTGGCGCCAGCCGCGTGCGGATGTCGAGGATTCGGCTTCTGCACTGATGGACGCCTGCAGGAGCAGCGAATTCTGCGCTGCTGACGATGGTTCATCGGCGGCGGGAAGCGCGTCGAGCGGCGCGCCGATTTCGATTTGTAGATCATCTGAAATCAGAACCATCGACTCGACAAAGGACGGTGCGAACAACTGATTGATGACGTAGTCACCGGTGTCGATCCGTTCTACGACCATGCCGTGTTCGACCCGAGCATAAATAGCCATTATTCGTACTCCCAGATTTCGCAGAAGGCGTTGCCGCCGGCGCCGCTCACCACCGAGGCCGTTGCGTTGACCGAGCATGAACCACTGCCACCGGAGCCACGGATACCGGCGCTGCCGTTGGTGTTCGAGCCCGTGAACGGACCGCCTCCGTCAAAGGCGCTGGCCGCTCCGCAACCGGAGAGCAAGCCCCAATTGGCGTTGCTCATGCCAAATCCGCCCGATACACCCCGCGCATTGCAAAGATTGCCGCCCGTTACCGTCCCGCCTACGCCACCCTGAATGAAACCGGATGACGTGCCCGTGACGACAATGGCAAGCTTTTGCCCGCCGCCGCCTCCTGAAACGCTCATGTAAGCGCCAAAAGATGCACCGCCTCCCGACATGCCTGTGCTGTTGCTGACAGCACCACCCGCGCCCAGAGAGACGGGCACCCCGGCGGACATTTGCGCCGTCACGTCATACAGGCTTTCTGCATAACCACCTGAACCACCTCCACCACCGAGAATCTGGCTGCCAGCGGGCACGGGCCCGCAACCACCGCCAGAACCACCAGCACCGACCAATCGCACGCGAATGCGTTTTGCTTTCGGATTCGGCACATACAACGTGATCCCTACCGCCTCGATCTGCCGAACAGCCAGGAGCCGCCCCACCGCATCGGTGATGCCGTAGCCACTCAAAGTCGTCGGGGTGTTCTTCAGTCTGGTGAAATCGACCAAGGCACCGATTGCCGTCGTCAACTGATCGGTTCTGGCTTCATCCGGCGTCAACCCGCCAGCCTTGATCGCGTTGAGAATTTCCTGCGTAACACTGTTGCCCCACGCCGCCGGAATCAAAGATCCCGGAGTGCCCGCCACCGGGTTTTCATCGACGAAGCGGCCATCGACCAGGCCGACGCTGGGGACGCTTTTTGGATAATCCATGGGTTATTTGTTTCCTGTGAACTGACTCATGCCCCGTGTAAGCGGGCGCTCAAGCGGTCTGTTTGTTTAAGAGAGGAGGCCCACATCGAAGTGGGTTTGACGGTACCGATCGAAACACCGGCGGATGGCCCGCGTTGAAACGGCAGATGCGGCAACTGCAGTGAGAGCGAAGCAAGGTCCCGCTTTGGAATTCGACTCAGGAATGTCATCCAACCGGCGCGGCTGGCCAACTTATGCTCTGCGGAAAACCTGGCTGTTTATCGATTTTGTTCAGAGCCAGTTTGTAACCGGCGTAGGCTTTGAACCGCCACATGTCATCGTCATCAAGCAGACCCACAATGTAGGCGTCTGCCATACCCACGGTCTGTTGATCGGCTTCGGCCAACAACTCGTCACGCCGCGCCAGGGCCGACGCTCGCCGTTCGCTTTCAACCAGCTGCGTAGCGTTCGCAAGCGAGTGTTTGGTGACCTTGCCTTCGGTCCATTTCCAGAGGCCGTCGCGCTCTTCGATCGTTCGCAGAAACAGTTCATCGGAGATCTCTACGGCAGTTGCCGGAATCTGCGCGTGGATCGCCGAGTCGTAGCGCCCGAGCAGCTCACCCGAGGCATCAAAATCTATGTATTTCATTTAATTCACCGTTGATGTCAGAAGCCTATGGCGAACCAGTTCCAACCGCCCGGATCCATATTGGAAAAGCGCTGAAACTGGCTTTGCGAGAGTCTGAACAGGGAGAAGCGCAGATCGGCGAATCCCGGTGAGATATCGCCGCCAGAGAGAAAAAGCACGGCGTTGGGGAATGCAATCGGATAAGTAATGGTTTCGCTGAGGCCTCCGCCGGTGGCCAGCCCCCACTGCAAAATCAAACCGCTGGGCAGGCGCTGATAACCGCCGGCAGTAGCCAGCGAGGCGGTGAACACTGGCGAATACTTGAGCGCCCCGTCGCCGGCGTCCAGGCCCCAGCCACCGCCAAGCAAAAGACGGCGGAAGGTTACAAAGCTGCCACCGACAAACGACAGCGACGTCGGCGAGGCGCCATTGCTGGTGCCCAGGGTTTCGCCAGTTCTGGCTTTGACCGTCAAACCACCGGAGCTGGCACACAGTGATATCAG